TACCATGTCTTTTCATAGTAACGTTCAGTCCTCCCTTCATGTACTTAGCGTTCAGCTATTGATAAAATCAATAGTTACTAGTTGAGCACATCCTACGTTGTGTATTTTGCAAGTGCCATTGTATTTTTATATACAAACTGTAGATAAAAACCAGCGCTCACCAAGGCCCAATATGTTCAGCCGTGTAGTTCCAACCCGAGAAAACCAAACGTATCGGACGCACCGCGCGCGCCGTTATTCGAATTGCCGTTAGCCGAGAAGTTGTTACAATTGACGCACCGCGAGCCACAATAAGAACCATTGCTCCAATTGCCCCCGAGGATCGCCCGCCGGACAAGACCATTCGCGGAACACGCAAGCGGTACTCCATGTTCACATATATTAGTCGTGTCCTTTGACAACCAATAAGCGTTTTAGTCAACCCGAACAAGCGTGCTCGTGCCAACAACATATAAGCCTAATGAATTCATCCAAATTTCTTTTTCAAAATTCATTACTACTATAGTTTACTATATTTTTATTCAATATACATTTTGGATATTTTGTACGTACAAAATACAGTTCGTATTTTAATTATAAATGATTTAAATTATACGTATCCGATATAAAAATTATCTTCTTTATCAAAATTTGGCCCGCCTCAGGAACCCTTCGGCGGGCCCGACTTTACAGATTTCGCCTTTCGGCTTTCGACTTGCAACGAACGTCTTTCGTATTTTCTTGCTTCGTGTTCACCTTACAGGTTCACACTCGCCGGCTCGGACGCACCGCGCGCGCCGTAAAACGAATGGCCGAGAGCCGAGAAGGTGTGACAATAGACGCACCGCGAGCCACAATAAGAACCAGTGCTCCAAAGGCCCCCGAGGAGCGCCCGCCGGACAAGACCATACGCGGAACCGTACTGAACGGAGTCAAAGGATGGGTTATATACGGATTCTGCTTGCCAAGCGTATCCGTTTAAATAGTATCGCATATCACCTTCGGTATAAGTTGTATTACCAGAATTGTTACACCAAGTAGCATATGTAGTACCTTTTGTCCATGATTCAAATAAATCCGAACTCCATTGCCATAATGTACCGCAGCAATCTTCTAAGCCATAATTGCTGATCATGCGACGATTATTTGTGTCAACATGTCCGCCTGCCGTACCTGGATCCGCGGAATTTTTTATATTGGTCATCTCGTTACTGCCTTTGGCTGCAACCATGAACATATCACGAGATAATAATCGTTTTCCAACTAATCCAATATATTCCGCAAACATTTCTCCGTTAAATTTCTTAGTCGAAGCACCATCTGCGATGGTCTGGTTATATGCGGATACTAACTTACTGCCGTTCCAGCTATTCAGATAAATATCGACCCAATATCCCAAACCTTCAATCCAGACCATACCTTCCGGATCGGATACCGGACGATGTCGTAAGTCCCAAATCGATAAGGGGAGGATATTACCTTTTACATACCCAGACAATGTATGGCCGGTTATCGTACCGACATCCGCGCATAAACAATGGAATCCGCCGATTTTTCGGGACGTCGCTGCCGTATAGCCAGACGGTGCTGTGCTATTCGCCGACAATTTAAATTCTGGCGTATTTCCGGAACTCGGAACGCACGCATAGATATAAAAATCTTTACCCGCTCGATTTGCGGCGGTTGCATAGGTACTCGCATCCCAAGACGATGCCGTTGCCAAATTCAACGTTACATCTGCCGTGGAAATATAACCTACATCATTGATACACACCCAGGTTGGATGAATCGTTACCGTAGTTTTCGCGACAGTCGGTAATCCTTTTCTCCGATAAAATTCCGGAGAGCCGGCAATTTCATATTTTGTCGTTAAGTCAAATTGAGCCCCGCTTGGGGATTGTGCATGAGCTACAGCCATTATGTCGTCCTCCTATCACCACTGGAAGATTAATCCATTTGGGAGTTTGCACCAGCCGTTCTGCTGGAGACTTTGTGTAAAGTTTTGCAATGATATGGAAAGCACCGCACTGTCGCCATTTGGCGCTTTCGCGTAAAATTTTGCCATAATTTTATTTCTCCTTTCGAGAAAAATTTTAGTTTTATAACCATGTTTTTAGGAAAAAATCCGTATATTAAACTATTGGAACCAGGTAAAAACCTGGATATTTTGTACGTACAGATGTGTACATCTTGCATGAAGTTATCCTCATTCACCGATACCATTTTCGATGAATGAGGATAAATTTTTATTATCTTCTTGTTTCATAAAATTTTTTGGATTAAAAATATAAAAAAGTATATTTTTAATCCATTTTCCAGTGGTGCCGGCAACAATTAACATCAAGTCAAAAGGATCCTGACTATCCAAATTTCTTTAGATGTACGTATCCTATAACGGCGTCAAATTTTGGATATAGAATTCGCGCTGTATCATTTTTTAACGAAACCTATTGGACTGGAGAATATAACTCTTCAGTAGATGTGCAATATGATGTTTTATTTAGAAAAGGGGATAGCAGCCAAACAAAATATACTATTTTTAGAGATAATCAATGGCTTAATCCATCAACAGCTTCAAGTAATGCACAACTAGATATCCATATTATTGGTTAATATATTTTTAATATCTGACATCTACCTAATATAACTTTATTTTATATGAGGTGATAACCTTGGTTGATATAAATGATTTAACCGAAATTATGAATTTGGCATACGCTGCGAAATCTAGACTGTATGATATTGCGGCTGCAAATAATAAACCGGTGCAGCTTGTGCTTCATTGGACCGCTGGTGGCTATTACAGCTACTTTGATGATTATCATATCAATATTGATGGCGACGGCGATGTACATATTACGGAACGTGATTTTGCACGGTCCATACCGCATAACTACATGAAAAATACGGCATCGATCGGCATTACCTTATGTTGCGCGTATAACGCGTCTCCGCATAATTTAGGAGATTACCCTCCGAAAGAATGTCAGATCGAAGCGATGGCTCAGATTATGGCGGTGCTTTCCGAAGCCTTAGATCTTGATATTGATATTCATCATATGCCGACACATTCTGAAAGTGCAGATAGCCAGGATTATACCATATATTATCATGATTATACTGGGTATCCTAATAATACATATGGCGTGCAATCAAATTGTGAACGTTGGGACTTACAAAGATTACGCATGGAAGATGAATGGACTACCGATTATGACGATCCAATGACTGGCGGCAATCAGCTTCGTTCTATGGCACGTGCATTTAGGCAAAAATTTTACGGTCATTGAACATGTTAAATACCTCTCAAACCCGCATAATTACTGGGTTTGAGAGGTTTCAGCCAGTGGGGCCGCAAGGTTGAAAATGTTTCTACTCCAGATGAAGATGGGACGTATTTGTCTTATTATGTATTACCTATTGCATTATCTGTATTTGGTGCATCGTTATCTGCATATTTTAATGGAGCACATTGGTGTTCCATTTCAAGCTACTTTGTGGCTAGCGAAAATAAACTTGGGTTTTCTCAATGGACATATAATTCTGGTTCTGGAAATCCAATTATAAGTATAAATACAGTACGTGCTGACTTTATGATAATCGGATATTAAATCCATTTAAATGATAGCTATAGAATATCGCATTCTATAGCTATTATTTTTTCATATAAGCTAATTTCCATCCACATCCCAGGTCATGGTATAGGGGTCACCCATCTCAATAAGCCATTTTGGCCATTCTCCTTCATTGAAATCATAGATATCAGTGCCGGTCTTATAATAGAAATGACCTAATGCCAAATACGCAGCCGAATATCTGGGAATTTGATCCAGCTTATCAACTTTGATATGTAACGGCAATCCACATCCGACCAAATAATGCCAGAATAATCGAATGGGAGTAATGTAATTCCATTTTGTTACATGAATCATGGTACTATTCACCACCTTTTTATATATAGGTTAATACATGAACTTTATAAAATGTGACATGAACTAGCCAGTGGGAGCCGATTGATATTTTATGCGGATTTTTCGCAGATATTTTTCATGCTGTGACGCGTTGCGTGCGCTATAGCATGGATTCTAGAAAATTTCATGTCATAAAAAGCACGACACAAAGTGAAACTTCATGTCGAGTGAAATCCTCAAAAATGGCAAAATGTTACATGAACTTTTACGAAGAAACAAATAAAAAGATTAAAAATATAAGAAATTATATTTTTAATCCAAACTTTGGGGGTGAACTGGCATGACGACAAAATTGAACATGAAAAATCCAAATGGTGAAGATATGTTTTTATATGGTGCAAAGTATGTCATTGCATCGGCACCTGGATATTATCGTCGCGAAGCCTTGCCGTCCCCGAATAAAACAACGATTACTATTGCGAAAACGTGGGTCAATATTAATGGGGAAGGTCATATATCAACCAGTGCGGTTACATTGAATCTTAATTCTGCAAGTAGTTGGGATGCGAATACCTATGCGACCGCCGCGAATCGAGCGGGTAAAGATTTCTATATTTATGCCTTAGCCAGTAGCGACGGTAGTCCGAATTTTATTTTATCTGCGAATAGCACGGTTCCGACAGGCTATACCGTGTCGAATTCTCGAAAAATTGGCGGATTTCATTGTTTGTGCCTGAGTGTAGGAACCATATCCGGTCATACATTGTCTGGGTATGTGACCGGTGATATTCTGCCGTTATCGGTATGGGATTTACGTCATCGTCCGGTAGCTGACCCGGAAGGTATGGTTTGGATTGAAGGGGTTGGGCATTGGGTTGATATTTATTTAAATACATGGACTGGAAGTAAGTTAGTTAGTACGTATAATACAACTATGGCTGATGGAAATAGCGGGTCGTTTAATGGAGAAAAATTCGCAGAAGCAATTGGCCAAGTTGGTAAGAAATTGTTATCTCGTGATATGTTTATGGTCGTTGCTAAAGGTAGTAACGAGATGACCAATATTTATGGTTCGTCTGACCCTGGTAAAGCAGGTGGCCATAAAGATACAAATAACCGGCGTATGATTAGTAATTATGGGCTGGAAGATTGTTGCGGTGTAATGTATCAATGGGGCTCGGATATTTTTGAAGATTGGAGTCCTGCTACATGGTCTGCACCGCAATGGTATACAGAAGGTTGGGCTAAAGAATATCAGAATGGAAGTATGCGATACTATATTTCTAATTATCAATGGTATCCTGAATCCGTATACAATCCAAGTTTCGACTCCGTTCAGTACGGTTCCGCGCATGGTCTTGTCCGGCGGGCGCTCCTCGGG